GCGGTTCCCGAGGGAATCTGCCCCGTGCCGACATAGGTGACGGAGAAGGTGATGGTGACGGAGCTCGTCGTACCGGCTGCGCTGACCGGGGTAAGGGTGTAGCCGGGGGTGATGTACTTCTCCACCTGGATCGAGACGCCGCAGGCTCCAGGAAGGGGGAAGATGCGGGCCGTCCAGGCCCTTTCCTCGGTCATGTCGAACCAGTATTGCGTAAGGTCGGACGTGGCGTCTCCGTTGATGAGGCGGGGATAGGAGCTGGCCGTATAAACGAGGACGAGTGTGGCGACGGTGTTGGTGTCCGCCGTCCAGGGACGGTTGCCGTTTCCGTCAGTCTTTCTCATATCGACGCACCAGTTGTCGTTGGCCACAACCCAGCTGCTACCGTTCGCCCGGACGATGGTGTTGTAGTCCACGTTCCCGGTCGTGGAGTTGTAGACGCCCACGCCGGTCAGGTAGTTCCCGATGAGGATGGCCGGATAGCATTGTGCAAGACGAGCCATCAGCTGGTTGTCCGTCAGGGTGACACCGTCCACCACATAGCGGGCGAGAGGGACGCCGTACTGGTTGTTAGTCCGGTAGCCCTCGTTCACGACGGAGTTGGCCGTCACGACACCTGCGTCGTCCGTTCCGACGTAGAACTTGCTCGTCGAAGGGATTAGGCCGTAGATGTCAGGCTGTGCGTTCGTGTAGTAGCCGTCGAAATCGGTCACGCGATAGGGACTTGCACCAGAAAGCCCGCTTGCATTCGGATAACCGAGATAGTCCCAGGTGGTCCCGTGAAAGGCGGACGGGACGATGACGGAGATCTGGGCGGGAACCTTCAGGCCGTACACGAGGCTGTGGTCGTTTGTGTCCACGGTCCGCCCCCGGAAATCCGCGTCGGTGAGTTCATAGAGGCCCGGATAATGGATGGGTTTTACTTTCGCCCATTTGTTAATGAGGCCACGGGAGACACCCGCGTTTATCAGTCCTTCGATGTCCTCCTTGTCGGTGATACCGACCACCTGGCGGATGTCTTCGATGGAGACACCGCTGGAGGTAGACGATATTAATCCGTTAGAGCGACCCATTGTTAACTATTCTCAAGTGCCACAAGGCGGTTGATGATGTCCTGTATGCTGACGGCGTGGGTGACGGTCGACCCGTTCACCTTGTCGGTTATCCCGGAGAAGGATGCGTTCTTGTTCACGGACAGCAAGGAAGAAGAACCGGTCAGCGTGACGCCGTTGATGATGATGTTCGACGAGAAGGTCTTTACGCCCGCCACGGTCTGGTCCCCTGTAAGAGCCACGAACTTTATCTGGTCCCCGGATGCGGCGGCACCACGGGCGGACACGAATCCGTCAGCATACAGGCCGATGGTCTGGGACGAGCCGCTCTTCATGGTGATGTGCAGCGCGTGGTTTGTCGCATCATAGACGAGCCTGGCATCCCCGATGTCAATGTAGGAGGAACTGTTCACGTCAAGACCGCTGGTCGAACCGATATGAACGGGCTTCGTTATGAACGTCTTCTCGCCGCTGATGTTGTTCTGCGTTGTGTCGAGCGTCACATACTTCCCGGATAGATCGGGGATGTCGGAAGATGCGAGCGTTCGGAACGAAGGGACGCCGCTCCCGGAAGCCGGAGATGCGAGGACCTTGTTCTTCGCCTGGCTATCCAGGGAGACGGCAAGGGTACCGGAACCAGTAACCGGGGACCCGGTGACGGAGAACCCGGTCGGGACGGTCATGGCAACCGACGTGACGGTGCCGCTTCCACCGCCGCCACCCGTCGCGGAGAGGACACCGGACCCGTCAATGGAAAGACCGGAGCCGACGATGACACCGCCGAGGGCGGAAGTCGTTGCCGGGGGGATTCCTGTCTGGACGGTCTTCGTAGTCCCGTTTATCTTGAGGCCGACGGTCTGCGCCGAGGAATCTTCGTTGCCCCAGGCGGCGTCGTTGTAGATGTACGTCTCCGTCCCGTCCACCGTAATCTTTGCGATGCGGCTGACTATCGCAGAGGTCGCGGCGAGGCTTTGAACGGCCACGGTGCTGCCGCCACCACCGCCGCCCGTCGCAGTCAGGACACCCGTGCTGCTGTCAATGGAGAGGCCCGTTCCGACCTTGATGCCGCCTAAAGTGCTCGCAGAGGCGATGGGCAAGGTGTAGGAGCCACCGCCACCACTTCCGGAGTAATCCGCCTGCTGGTGTCCCGTTGGGTTTTCGGTTTCGCCCTCCATCGTCTCGTCCCCATCCACCGTAATAGAAGCAGCGGGTTCACTTATCATCTGGACGGAGACCTCGTCGTTGTACAGGTCCCAGGAGAAACTCTCGACGATGTACTTGACATTGTCGTGGTCGTCTACGAATATGACCGGGATGGCAAGGCCGCTTGACGGGGTTTGCAGGACACCGGAGACGCGGACGCGAGGGGTCGCGATGCTCAAGGCATAGTCCCTTGCAATCAGGGAGAGATAGTCAAGGGATGAGAACGCCGCCGTGCTCCACGTCGCAACCTTTGCATACGAAGAGTCGACAGGCATCCCGTAGAGCATTTCCTCTGCGCCGTTGTAGTCGTTCAGGTCGGTCGTGCAGGGGAAAATGACAGGGACGTCCGGAGCTTCGCCCCTGGCGCCGTTGTCTATGTTCACGATCTTCTTGAAGCCCTTGGTCTGCTCGTACTGATAGAGGGCGATGTCGTACACCCTCTTGGGATAGAGCTGGTCTCCATTGAAGACCTGGATCTCCAAGGACGAGGCCTTGACATAGGACCGTGCGCTGTTGTCATACAGGGGGATGACAAGGTCAATGGTGACATAGTCCTGGTCCGTGTCCGTTTCCGAGGGGGCCTGCACCTCCGCGTCCCAGGTGGACGACACCGTGCTCCAAATGGCATCGTTTCCGGGCCTGCGGCGCTTGCCGGTATACTTCGAGAGATAGAGGTAGCTGGATGACTGGTAATAGCTGCCGTCCAGCTTCACGTACACGCCAAGGCTACCAGCGTCCTCGCCGTTGCCTGTGTTCCGCACCTTGACGGACAGGACCAGGTGCTTGCTCACCTCCTGCTGGAAGGTGATGGTCTGGGAAAGGCCGTCACCCGCCGAAGGAAGGAGCCAGTAGTCTCCTTCGTTGGAGGCATTCCCGTCAGGTGTCCATGTGCCGAGGATATTCTCCCGGTAGTGGTTGTCCGCCGTGACAATCATTTTCTTCTTCGGGGCCACGTATTCCCGCGTCATGTGGCCGACGGGCCAACACGAACTGGTGTGCGTCGTCATGCTCCCGAAATGCTCTATCGACCTCTGCGAGGAAACGCCGTTCACGTAGCAGGAGACAGCGGAGCTTCCGATGGACATTCCGGTCTCCTTCTGGATGAGCCAGTATGAGCCGTCCTGCGTGATTGTGGAATGGATGGCACCGAGAAGGTACTGGAGGACGTCGTAGCAGGTCTCCCCGGCGAGGAAGTCTATGTTGACATAAACGCTCGTAAGAAGGCCCGCGGCACCGGAAGCGCTGCAAGAAAGGTCGGTAATCTGCCGGAAGCCGAGATTGAGGCCGGTGAACCCGAGCAGATATGTCAACAGGGCGGAAATGGTTTTCCGGCCCTGGGCTTCGAAGTTATGCAGTTTCAGTTCGCCAAGGCCGTCCGTCGCGGTCACCCTCACGTCATAGGGCGGCGCGATGTCCGGAGCGTTGTACAATTCCGGAGAGACATATCCCTGCCACACCAGCGTAGATCCGCGGTAGGCCTTCACCTGGAAGGAGAACGGATTGCTCGAAGAGAACTCTTCGAACTCCCCATCCGTGTGACATTCCGCCGTGAGGTCCAGGGACGTCCCGCAGATATTGTCGTTCTTGTCCTTGCGGAGCTGTGGGGAGCCGCCGACAGGGCGGATGTTCACCGCACCGCTATAACCGTCTTTGAGAATGTCGATGGTCCATTCAACACCTTCGACACTCTCAAAAGGGAAACGATATTTGACTGCGTATGCCATTACGTAACTGTGTTCCTTCTTGAATTTTCGCTATCAATGACGGCCTTGAGCTGGTTGCCGTCACCGACAAGGGTTCCGCTGACGCGGATATTGATTGACGACGTCCGGTAGCCCCCTTCCGTCAGGGCCGCCGTGCTATACCCGGAGCTGGCCACGGAAGATGATGCGCTGTAATTGCCGGACGCGATGTTGCTCATACCAGTCTTCACTGCGGCACCCAGGGCGATGAGGGCGGCACCGGCGGCGATTGCCACGTAGCCGTTCAGGCTCTCGAGCGCGGCCTTGATGCCGAGGGTTGCCGTACCGGTGGCGATCGCCATCTTACCCACAGAGATCGCCATGTCGCCGAAGGACGAGACGGCTGCGTTTGCGAAGTTGTTCCAGGCGTCCCCGCCGGTTGCGAGGTCGCCGATGAGAGAGCCGATTGACTCGGCAGCGCTCGTCGTCCCCTGCTCGACAAGGCTGGCAATTTCCTTCGACAGGTCAATGACCTCCTTGTTGTCCACCTTGGGGTGGAGGAGGATTGTCCCCTCCGGGCCTTTGACCTTGTTGGGGGCCACGTAGGACGTGCCTCCGATGTTCAGCCCGGCGAGTTGTGCGGACCGCTGTGCCATGACCTGGCGCTCCTTCTCGGCCTGCTCTGCTGCCTTGCGGCGGGCTTCTGCCTCGGCGGCTACCGCGCTGTTGAGGGTCTTCTGGTCGCGGTTGAGGGACTTGAGGAGGGTCTCCTTCTGGCGCATGACGGCCGCCGCCTGCGCCTGCATCTGGTACATCTTGTCCTCTTCGGCGACGGATGAACCGGTCAGTCCAACCATCTTCGTCTGGAGGTCGGACATCTGCTTGCGTATGTTGTACTCATCGTCGTATCTCTTGGCGATGAGGTCCTCCGCCTGTGCGATGGCGTTCTGCTGTGCGGCGAGCCCCTCGGAGTCGTCCTTTGCGATGCGACGGTATTCTGCTATCTGCGCCTCCATCTCCGCCCACTCCGCGCTCTTTGCGGCGAGCTGGCGGGTAAGAGTGAACATCTGCCCGGCGAGCTGCTCGGCCTCACTTGCTTTCGCGTCTGCCTGCTGGCGCTGGTCACGATTACCGAAAGCACCTGACCACACCGGTCCGAGAAGGATTTCTCCCCAGCTCGCGTTACCGGTCAACCCGTTCACAACGCTCTGCTGGAAATTCGCCTTGAAACGTGCGAATCCCTTCTCCCATTGGGATTCGAACTGCGCGACACTCTGCCCCGTCTGCGCGTTGAAGTCGTGCAGCGCCTGGGAGTAGGTCGAAACGTAGGCCGCGGTCTGCATCTCGATGTTTGCACCAGCGACCGTGTTCTTGAAGTTCTCCGCTTCTGCCGTGAGCAGCTTGAAGGCGCTGACTGCGGCGCCGATTCCAAGACCAGCGATGGCCACCTTCGTGGCGTCAATGCTCTGGAGCAACTTGCCGAAGGCGGCGACTCCGGCGTTCCCGGATTCGGACATCTTCCGGCCCAACTCCTTCGTAGCGTTGGAGAGTTGGTTGAGCTTGTCGAGGTCCACGCCAAAGGCGTCGCCGATGCTCTTGGTGACTTCGTTGGTAGTCTTGCCGAAGTCCTTCATCTCCTTCCGCGCCTGCTTTGCGCCGCGGGATAGATCTCTGGTATCGGCCTCGAATACCGCTTTAGCGTTCATGTCTGCCATGGCCCAACTTGCTTAAAAATTCGTTTACCTTTTCCTGTCTCTCTTCGTTGCTCAAACCGGAAAGTTTCCTTGCCACTTCCACGGCGTCGTTTTCGTCCGGTTCATCCCAGGGCATCGGCCAAAACTCGCGCTCATCCTTGATTCGGTCCTTCTTTGAAACGAACAGGTTCACGACCCGGATGCACAACCCCCTGACGAGGTTACCTACGTGAATCCGTCCCCCTTCCGCCTCTTTCCGGAAGGCGTCCATCGCCTCCCAGAACTCGCCCATCCTCATATCGTAGAAGTCCTCCCGGGTCATGTGGAGAAGTCCGAAGGCCCATCCCCGGACCTGTCCAATAGTTGGATAGGCGACTTCTACTGGGCCCCTTCTTTTTTTGGCTCTTCGGGGAGCGCCGGTGCGGCCTGTGAGAGATAGATGCGGACGAAATCGTTCACAACCTTCACGGCCTCCGCCGGGCGCAGGTCGTCGAGCAGATCGGGCGCAACCCGTTCGTCGCTACCGGACTTCCGGAGCCCTTCGTTGATGCAGGCAGCCATCAGTCCGCCGATGACGGACGGGGACAGGCTGATAACATCGGAAACGGCTTCGAGCGAATCCCGTCCGGCGGCCTTGAGGTAGCCGGTGATGGCCCTCCAGTTCGCCTCGACGGGAAGCTCGCGTCCGTTAATCATTAACAAGTCAATCTCTGCCATATTACACCACTTTGTGAAGGTCGTGGGAACGGAGCTGGAGGCTGTACGTGCTGTCCTCGTCGGGGTCAGCCGGGGTGGTCTCCGAATAGCCGGTAACGATGGCCGTGCCGGTGTAGTTGGCGCCGTTTCCGCGGTTGTAGATGATAGTGAAAGACTGCTTGGAATATGCCAGGGCGATGATGGCGTCGTTGTTCAAGCGGGAAGAAGTGTCATCGGTCACGTCAAGGATACCGCTGACGGTAAAGTTGTACGTGTGGCTGGTGACGCGCTTGTTCTTCACACCGGCATCGTCCTTGGTGGTGGACTCCTTGGTGTTGGTGTCCACGGACAGCTCGTCGGAAGTGACTGCGACGAAAGTCTTGCTGCTGGTCGTCAGGTAGACGTTGTAACCTCCTTGTCTTGCCATAGTTCAAACGGATTAAGAAGTTGCCTCCATATCCTCGCTCTCGATGGTAAGGCCATAGGTCGGGTCTTCCTCCGGGTCTGCGGGGTTCGTTTCAGTATAGCCGGTGATGATGCCGGTGCCGGTGTAGGCGGCGCCGCTGCCGCGGACGTAGTCGATGTCGACCTCTGCGGAGGCGCCGGTCAGGGCAGCCAGCTCAAGGATGTCGTCGTTGTCGAGCATCGTGGAGCCGCCGCCGGTCATGTCAATAAGGCCGGAGATGCTGAACGTGGTGGTGTGCCCGACGATGGACTCCTGCTTCACGCCAGCGTTCTCCTTCACGATGGATTCCTTCGTGTTCGGAGAAATGCTCACCTCGTCGGAAGTGACGCCGATGAGGTACTTGTCGTTGACCTTGATTCGGATGTTATAACCTTCAGTCATTGTTAGTTCTATATTGGGTTATACGGTATTGATAGCCGACGGACCACGTCTCTTGAAGGCACTCCTTCTTGAGCTGTGAGAGTTGCCGGACGGTGTATCCACCAGAGGAGAAATTCGTGAGAATGATGGAGTCGATTGCGTCGGAAATCTCCTGTGCGGTCTCGGCCTTCTTTGCGTAGGCCTTGACCTCGATGTCGGCCACGATCTTGTACACGCCATCCTTGTCATAAGAAGGCACGTAGTCTGCATCGTAGACCGCATACGGATAGTCCTCGCTCTCCGCCTCGGAAAGGTAGAGGACGAGGTCCTGGGCGCCGCACAGGGCGAGCAATAGTGTTCCAATATTCTCGGTCATTTCAGTAGTTCGTTGTCGCGCTTTTTAAGGGCTGCGATAAAATTGCTGTACATCATTTGGAACCAACCTTCAGCGGCGGTCTCGAAGAAGTTCAAGTGCTCCTGGCCGACATTGTTCCTGCGGCGTTTCCCCTTCTTGATGGGGAACACGAACTCGTGTCCGGGGTCGCGGCGCGACAGGGTTCCGTAGTTCTGCCAGTACATCTTTGACCAGTCGTTCACCTCCTTGTCCTGCCTCTTCCGCTTGAACGCGCCGATGATGGCGGTGGAGTTCCCGTTCAGTCTCCGCTCGGCCTTGATGACCTTCGCCTTGATGAGCCTGCGGAACCTTGACGGCATCCTCGAACGGATTCTCTTGGCTACCGGCTGCGCCGCCTCCTTCAATGCCGCCTCCGTCATCCTCAATGCGTTCTCGGGGAGACGGTCGAGGGCCTTCAAACATTCGTCGAGCCCTTCTATGCGAACGGACATAGACATCAGTCAATGGACTGGATGGATACGACGCAAAGAGGGGAGACGCGGGAGACGGTGTCGATTGACAGGATTTCGTAGCGTTTCCCGGAGATCCCGACCTGCCAGCGGGTGTTCATCCCCTTCACCTTGTAGATGGTCAGGGAGACGTTGTCCCGCCCGTCGTAGTTGTCGAAGGAAAGCTGGTCCGTGACATCGCGGTCCACCTTCGCGTAGACCTGGGAGAACTCGGCATAGGTGGAATACTTCTCGCCCTCTGCTCCCCGTCCTTGCGTAGGGGCGTAGAGGGTGACAAGCGTGTCCAGCTGGCCGATGTTAATCTTGTTCTCCATCGTTCAGCCCCCAGCTGCGGTAAGGGCGGAGCAGGTTCTGGGAGGCCTTTGCGAGGGTCTCCACGCTGTCCGTCGGGTTGTTGAAGAGGGAGGCGGCGTGCATCAGGATGGCGGCCTTCATGTCCCACGGGATGGACTCGTAGCCCGCCTCGTAGGTGACCGTCATGCTGTTGCCGCTGCCGTAGACGTGCAGGGTCTTCCCGTCCTGGTCGAAGCCGTGGGTCTCCTCCCCGTCAACCTCAAGGCTCTCGACCACGGGGTTGGGAACCTTGAGGATGTAGGAGGAAGCGAACGGGA